CTTACAAAATGGTTTTTTAACACAACCAAAATTGAAATCAATCAAGATTGGCGATTAGTCGCATTAGATTTGAACCGTGAATTGATTGAAGTACAAGAAGAAAACAAAATCTTATATCAGCGCATCGCTGACCTTGAAAAATTACTAGAGGTATAAAAATGACAGAACCAACTTTGGCAAGCCAATTTCTTGGAATTGCAACAATTATTATTTGCTTGTTTATTATTTTGCTATTGATTGCAAATAGCGAACAGAAAGCACGAAGACAAAAAGAAGAACAAGAAAAACTAGATAAAGCAATTATTGACGTTTATCAGCAAGGGCGAAATCAGTTTAACAATATCGCAAGACAAAACATTAGAAATTGCGATAGACAGTTTACATTTGATACACAAGCGCCAGTAGGTCTTAGACCTGACTTACTAGCATTACCGCAACCGAAGGAGTAACAGAAATGAAAAAATATGAATTATTAGTAGAAGACACAATCACTTTTTTTGGAGTTCAACTTTTTAGAATTAAGGCTTTAATCTCGTTTAGTGGAATTGAAAAAGGGGAAGTCGGCGGATATATTGCAAGTGAAAAAAATTTAAGTCAATCCGGCGACGCTTGGGTATACGGCGACGCTTGGGTATACGGCAACGCTAGGGTATACGGCAACGCTAGGGTATACGGCAACGCTAGGGTATACGGCAACGCTGAGGTATACGGCAACGCTGAGGTATACGGCAACGCTGATTATATTGTTTTTAAAAACACATGGTCTAGCGGTCGATATTTTACTTATACAAAATCTAATAAAAAATGGAGAGTCGGTTGTTTTTATGGCAACGGCTATGAATTGATTGAAAAAGCATATAAAGATAGCCCAAAATCAGGGGATTATTACAAAGCGTATGTCGAATTTGTCGAAAAGCTAGAAGAAATCGAAAAAATCCACAAGGAGCAATAACAATGTATATATGGGATTGTGGTTGTTGCGATTGTGGACATAGATTTGAAGTGATTGACAGCTATCCGCCTATCGAATGCGAAGAATGCGGAAGTACAGAATTAAGAAATATATTTTTGGGGAGAGCATATGATTAGTAGAACAATGAGCAAAATCGAAACAAACGTATTAAATTTGATTGTCAACCGTGCAAGCTTTGAAGAACCAATCAAAGCCGAAAAGGTTAGACAAGAAACTGGATTGTCAAAACGAAGTCTGGAAGAAGTGATTGAAAGCCTACGAGTAAACTTCAAGCATCCAATCGTAGCGAAGAAAACACAACCGAGCGGGTATTACTTACCACGCAATGAAGACGAGCGAGAAGCTGGACTTGCGCCGTATAAACGGCAGATTTTGACTGAGCAGAAAAATCTAGCTACGGTCATGGCAGTTGACTTAAACGAATACTGGAGCGCATAAGGAGAAAAAACATGGCGACACTTTACGAATTAACAGGACAATTCCTTGATATTTATAACTTGGAATTGGACGAAGAAACAAAACTAGACACGCTTGATAGTATCGACTGGCAGACGGACTACGAAAACAAGGTAGAAAATTATATCAAGGTTATTAAGAATACTGAATCAGACATGGAAGCACGCAAGAATGAGATCAAGCGTTTAACTGAACTTAACCGAGCGGACGAACGCAAAAACGAGCACTTGAAAGAAGTCTTAAAAGAGAGCATGGCATTAACTGGACATGAACGGGTTGACACACCACTATTTAAAGTGTCTTTCAGAAAGTCTGAAGCCGTGGAAGTGGATGACTTGCTTCTACCTGAAGCGTACAAAGTAGCTACTTATAAACCTGATAAGAAGCGCTTGAAAGAAGATTTGAAAAATGGACTTGAAATTTTGGGTGCTGAATTGGTAGAACGTAAGAATTTGAGTATCAAATAGGAGTCAAGATATGAAAAAATCAGAAACATTAACAGAGTTTAGCAAGGCTTTTGCAAAAACTCAACAAGAAATGAAACAACCTTTAAAAGATGCAAACAATCCATTTTTCGAAAGTAAGTACGTTCCACTTGAAAACGTGGTAGAAGCTATCACAGAATCAGCAAGTAAGAACGGGTTATCATTTACACAATTCCCGTCAAGCGATGAACTTGGGAATGTGACGGTTGGGACACTTGTTATGCATGAGTCGGGAGAATGGATTGAATATGATCCAATCAAAATGAAACCAGTTAAAAACGACCCGCAATCAATCGGGTCAGCTATCACTTACGCTAAACGATACGCATTGTCCGCTATTTTTGGAATAACAAGCGACCAAGACGATGACGGTAACGAAGCAACGCAAACAAAAAAGCAACCGTCAGCAAAAACGAAAAAACAAGATGAACCCGTCATCTCGGTTGAGAAATCAAACTACTATTTGAAAGAAATTGCTAAAATCTCAACCGAAAAAGGAAAAGAAGACGGTTCAATCGTGAAATGGTTCTTGCAACATTTATGCGTTGCAGACTACAAACAAATTAAAGAATCGCAAGTAGAACAAGCTGATATGCTTTTGAACAAACTGAAAGGAAACTAAAAAATGTTAAACAATGTATCACTCGTCGGAAGACTTACGAAAGACGTAGATTTACGTTATACCCCGTCAAACGTGGCAGTCGCTACGTTTACCCTTGCAGTCAATCGCACTTTTAAAAATGAAAATGGAGAGCGTGAAGCTGATTTTATTAACTGCGTGATGTGGCGACAACAAGCAGAAAATCTTGCGAACTGGGCTAAAAAAGGCGCATTGATTGGAATTACTGGACGCATTCAGACACGAAGCTACGATAACCAACAAGGGCAACGTGTGTATGTAACCGAGGTTGTAGCTGAACAATTCCAGTTGTTAGAAAGCAAGGGGCAAGGCAATCAAGGGCAACAACGACAAGCACAACAAGAAACGCCTGATTTTTCCAGAAACACAAACGCAAACCCGCTCGACATTTCGGATGATATGTTGCCGTTCTAAGAGGTAGTTATGAAATTTTTAGATCTATTTGCTGGCATCGGTGGTTTTCGTTTTGGAATGGAAAGCGCCGGTCATAAATGTATAGGATTTTGTGAGATTGACAAATTCGCAAGAGCAAGTTATAAAGCAATCCACGACACTGAGGGAGAAATTGAATTACATGACATTACAACAGTTACAGATGAAGAAGTCAGAGCAATCGGACAAGTTGACGTTATTTGCGGGGGATTTCCTTGTCAGGCTTTCTCGATTGCTGGAGCAAGACGAGGTTTTGAAGATACAAGAGGAACTCTCTTCTTTGAAATTGCACGATTTGCAAGTATTCTTAAACCCAAGTATCTTTTTCTTGAAAACGTTAAAGGACTCCTCAACCACGACAAAGGAAATACCTTTAAAACAATCCTCAGAGCGCTTGATGGACTGGGGTATGATGTCGAATGGCAAGTGCTTAACAGCAAGAATTTCTCCGTCCCTCAAAATAGGGATCGAGTGTTCATTATCGGACATCTTAGAGGACAACGTACCAGAAACGTTTTTCCTATCATCAGAGAAAATGCGAAATCTGATAATCAACAGTCAAAAATAGAAATAGTTGGCAACACTAAAAATCCGAACGGAACAAGTCAAGGAACGAGTAGTATTGTTTACGACTCGAACGGTTTGATTGGTACACTTTGCGCTAGAGATTACAAAGAGCCTAAACAAATCGCTATACCCGTGCTAACTCCAGACCGAGCAAATAAAAGACAAAATGGTAGACGGTTCAAAACAGATGGCGAGCCTATGTTTACGTTAACGGCTCAAGATAGGCACGGCATAGCTCCAACGTTACGAGCGTATCAAGGTGGAAATCTTGAGCCTAAAATCAGAGTCAAAGAAGCAACCTCGCAAGGATATGCTGAAGCAGAAATTGGCGATAGCGTGAACCTATCTCATCCAAACTCTAAAACAAGGCGAGGTAGAGTTGGAAAACAAATTGCCAATACTCTTTTGACTGGGGAAAGTCAAGGGGTGGTAGAACATGACTTTAGAATTAGAAAGCTAACACCTCGGGAATGTTGGAGATTACAAGGTTTTCCAGATTGGGCGTTTGATAAGGCGCAAGAGGTCAACTCTAACAGTCAACTTTATAAACAAGCGGGCAATAGCGTAACCGTGAATGTGATCACTGCAATAGCAAAGGAATTAGAATGGAAAAACTAATTTTAAATTTTGAACTTGACAGAAAACAGATGATTTCAGCGAATGACAGATTGCACTTTCAGAAAAAAGCTAAAATCACAAAGTTTTTACGACAGTTAGCGCATTATGAAGGGCGGAATACTCTACTAGATTACTTTGGCTTACCTTTCAACGAGGAAAACCCTTGCAAAGTGATTGTTTGGGTATTCGCCCCAACTAATCGCATATACGACCCGCCGAACTGGTCGCCAACGAGTAAGGCACTATTAGATGGCTTGACAGATGCGAAATTTTGGACGGATGACAATTACCACGTTATCAAGTCAACGGATTTTAGGCACGGTGGAGAGTCCGGAAACAAGAAATATAGAATTGAACTTGAAATCGTAGGAATGGACGAAAATGACATATAAACAACAAATGATTGAATCGCTAGAACGTTCAATCGAGAAAGCGGAAGCAAGGATTGAAGAATTATCTGAACCTTGCGTGAAGTCGCTTGCACACTCACGAAGCGCAGAACGTGATTTTTGGAAGAAGAAAATCAAAGTGTATAAGCAGAAGTTGAAGGAGTTGGAAGAATGAAACATAATGAATTGTTGAAAGAACTTGAAAAACGAATGAGTCGCTATGGCTATTGTGATACATGGACGCACATAGAACTTTTTATCAAAGAATACGAAGCCGTAACCAAAGACGAAAAGCCAATCAGACTGAAAGACGTTATAAAACGCATTAAAGAATTTGACAACGGAACGAAGTTTAAATGGACGTATGATATTTTGAAAGAACTCGGAAGTGATTTTGCTTCAAAAGTTTTTCATGAAGGGTATCAACAAGGCAAATTTGAGGGATCATGGGTTGGTAATCAATTAAAAGATGCTGATAAGATTCGACAAGAGTTGAATAAAGTGCTTCTCCCTGAATTTATGTATGACTGGGTTTTCGAATGCCAACTTTTAAGAAATTTTTGTTTGATTGATGCACTAGATAGTAACGCAATCCATCTCTACGCTAAAAAAAGCGAATCAGTGAAGAAATGGCTTGATGACAAAAACAACCAAGAACTTTTCGCTCGAGCATGGATAGATGACTATGAGCTTGAGAAAGAATCAAAGTACAGAGTCAAGTTAAAAAATACAGATGACTATTTAAACGAAACAGAGGTTGGATTCCATTTTTATAACAATTGGGAAAATAACAAAACATTTACACGAAAGGAACTCGAATATTCTGATTTTAGTTGGGTGCTCGACTGTCCAGGAATTGAGCTCGAGGAGGTAAAAAAATGAATAAACAGGAATTGATTGAGAGAATTAAAAAATTGCCATTTTCATATATATGGGATGAGCCGTACTTGAACAAAGAAGTTGTTTTAGAGGCTGTCGAACAACTAGACGAACCGCAGAAAGTCACAATCCCGCAGTTTGTGGCGGATTATATTGATATCTCAAAATTTTATGTACGTACTCTACATTATGCGTTAGAAAACTCACCAGAAAAAGTGAATTTGTGGCTTTGTAAAAATGAAATAAACCGACAAAACACTTTCGCTCATGCATGGCTTGACGGCTACGAGGTCGAGGAAGAGAAGCGGTATATAATTAAATTTAAAAATATCCAAAAAGGAACAAAATACCTTAAATATGATAGGGTTATTGGGAAATGGTATTTTGGTTTAGAGGAGTATTCTACCGAAAGAAGCATATACCATACCAAAAAAGAATTAGAAGAAGCTGGCTTTGGCTGGGTGTTTGATTGCGAGGGAATTGAGATTGAGGAGGTAACGGAATGAAAGAAGAAACTGAATTAGAATACTATGAACGTATGCTTGAGGAATTACCAAAATATCCAACACCATTTTTAAGTCACGCAATTGCTTATGTAAACCTTAGAATTATGCATTTAAAAAAGGAAGGAACAGAATGATACCAAAATTTAGAGCGTGGGATAGCGCAAAAAAAGAAATGTTCAAAGATACTTTCGCAATTACAGAAAGTGGGCAAGTTGTAGTGGTTGAACAGGAGAACGTCATGTCCCCTCCAGATTATGTTTTTGTTGATCATCTGGTCATCATGCAGTCAACAGGCTTGTTTGATAAAAATAACAAAGAGATTTTCGAGGGGGATATAGTTCTAGTTCTCGATAGTCCTTATACTGTTTTTTACGATAATGAGAGAGGAAGTTATCGTTTGAAACCACACGATGACCGCTGGAATGTTGATTATATGTCTAATTTTTCCCACGGAGGAAATTTTGAAGTTGTCGGAAATATTTACGAAAACAAGGAGTATTTATGATTATTATAAACACAAATCCCAAAAATCCACTTTTACAAAAGGTGAAAGAGGAACTTGATTTTTTAGGAGTTAAATACGAAATAAAAAAATCATGGACAGATGAACTTATCAAGCAATGCTTTATCAATAATTTTGAATTTTGTTCTGGTCATTATATGGGCCAAATCAGAAAGTTGAATTTTAACCAGGCTTTAGAACTGACACAACAAAACCCTAAAATGTTGAGAAAATTTATTGTCATCAACGGGAATAAAGCAATTGCAGATTTCCCGAAAGTTGGCCTTATCAGAAAACAGTTGAAAGGTTTATTAAAATGAGCGATGCGAAAAGATTTTATGATCACATAAAAAAACAATTGGTCTATGTTCCGAACACATCGATTGCTGAAAGATTAAAAAAACATATTTTGGCACATCCAAATTTTAACAGTAGCAGAAATTTCCTGGACTTGGTTGTGGCAAACTACTGCACTAACAGAAAAAGAAATGAGTTGCCTAGTGCTGAAGTGGTTAGCTGGTTAGGCAAATTTCTAGATGTAAATTATAAAAAATTGGAAAGTTTAAGAGGTGGAATAAATGGCTAAAATTAGATTACAAAATCCGTACATGGATGAAACTATTGAAGTAAAAGAGAGTCTTGATTATATACGTTATAAATTAAAAGATTTAAATTATGGAAATATAGGTTATATACAATTACATCAAATTGAACCTGAAGAAAGACTTATTACTATCAGTCCAAAAAACTTTGCAAAGGTTGATTTTTACAAAGATGAGGAGGTAACGGAATGACACGACCAAACAGATACCCTTACACACGAAGTCAGTGGGGTGAAGAAATTACGATAGCGCATATGGGTGATGATAGGACTTTTAAGTTAAGAGTGGAGCGGAATGAAATTACAGGAGAAACCAGGTAATGAAAGACACACTAATTCGCATCCTTCTAGCTTGGTCGCTTGTCGCTACTTGCTTACTATTCATGCAACGTGAAGCGCAGAAACCCTTGCTAGTCTATCATGCTGATAGTAAGTATCAGATAACTGGTAAGGTTGAAAGCAAGAAGAAAATCGGTAGTCTGTTCACTATCACGGTAAATGGGAATGTGTTTGTGGTGAGTGAAGAAAAATATAAAAATATTGAAGTAGGTCAAGAGGTGGGGATATGAAAAAAGTTATACTTGAAATTAAAAAAAGATTTTTTGAATCAAGATCGCCATCAAAAATTTTCATGATAACGAATATTGATGCCTATATGGATGCTTTTAAGGAACAGAAAGGAGATAGCGAAAAAATGACGACAAACATGGAACTTTTAGCGCATCGTGTCGAGCAATGGGCAAAAGAACGAGGATTGGACAATCCAGACAATAGCATGGCTCAAGCGTTGAAATTATTTGAGGAAGTGGGCGAACTTGCACAAGCGCATTTAAAAGAGCGTGAACAAGACGGAAAAGATGCAGTAGGGGATATTTTGGTAGTATTAACGATTTACTGCCAACAGAAAGGCTGGTCTATCGCTGAATGTTTTGAACTAGCGTATAACGAGATCAAGAACCGAAAAGGAAAAATGGTTAACGGTTCATTTGTGAAAAGTGAGGATTTAAGATGAACGATAACGTAAATAAACCAAGCCATTATATTTCAGAAAGTGGAATTGAAGCCTTGGACGTGATTGATGCATTCAAGCCTTGCCCCGAATACAAAGCCGGCTTCTTTTGGGGTAACGTTGTAAAGTACGTTTTGCGATTTCACAAAAAGAACGGTATCGAAGATTTAAAGAAAGCGGAGTTTTATTTGAAACGATTGATCGAGGATTTAGAGCATGGAAGTAGAAAATGAAAATGAATACGCACTCTATCAACAAGACACTTTCTTATCTTGCGGAACTCTTAAAGAAATAAGCGAAGAAACTGGAATATCTATCAAGCAACTCCGATATTATTCTTTTGATTCATACACAAAAAAGTGTCCGAATGGTAAACGATTAATAAAACTTGAAGTCGATAAACTAACCAAGAAGCAATGCGAGCGCTTCGCATTTATGCTGAAGCAGAAACGACTAGATAAGAAATTATCACGCAATGAACTGTCTGAAATTTTGGGTTATACAGTATCAGAAATTGAGAAGTGGGAAAACAAGCGTAAACAACCGAATTATTATATTGTCGAAGACGTAGCAACCTATTTCAAAATACCGGTCAATGTTTTGATAGGCGAAGCATAAAGAAAGGGGCGCAAGTGTTATTTCAAGAAATCAACGAGAAAAAGACAATCTCAAACGTGAAGAAAGTATTGCGACAATATCCACGCATTCGTGAAATTGCTTGCGACTTACCAGAGCAACGAGTTACGCAGTTAATAACGTTTGAACCTAGAGGAAGTAACGGCCCGTCTAAGCAAGTTGAGAAACTAGCGATCAGACGGATAGATGCTTCAAGGGAATTGGAAGAAATCGAGCAAGCAGTTAGTCGCTTATTCAATCCAAAATATCGCTTTATTTTGTTCAATAAATATCTAGCGACTGAACCGATGCTAAACTACGAGATACAAGAAAAGTTATGGATTGAAAAAACAAAATTTCAAGACTACTTAAACAGAGCGTGTCTTGCATTCGCTGAACAGTATCAGGGCGGTTGTTTAATCGCTTTCAAAAGTGAACTTTTTGCGGAAACATGAAACGTTTTAAAGTGATATCATTGTATTGTCAGATAGTATGAAGTTTGACAGACTCCTATATATATTTTACTAAATGGCATCACGCCCTTTACGGCGACGAAAGGTTCTATAATCTCTTTAATTTTAAAATTGCAAGCTATACAAACTTTGCTCCGTCGGTTCGATTCCGACCGTCGCCATATGACTGCAAAAAATAAATTTAAAAAGACAATATACTATCGATTCTCCGCAAGGCTATGCAGTCGCCTTGCATTTAAAAAGTCCTTATGAAAATCAGTCAGCTTTTAGCTGGCTTTTTTTGATTTTTCGAATGGAGGTGGTGGAAAATGGGATTTGAAAACAATATATACGGATATGTTTATTGTATCGAGAATAGGGTAAACGGTAAAAAGTATATCGGTATCACCACAAGAACAATAAACAAAAGATTTGAAGAACATAAGAAAGCCAACTCATACATAGGGTACGCCATCAGAAAATATGGTGTCAATAACTTTTCTATAAGTGAATTAGATATAGCGGAAACGCATGAAGAATTGTGTCAATTAGAAGTGTTTTATATTGAGAAATTCAAAACGTTTGAAAATGGATACAATCTAACAATCGGCGGGGACGGAGTAGTTAAGGATATTTATATAGATATCGCTTTAAATGATAGACAGAAAAAATTTATTGAATTTGTTAACAAAGAAAATACTAAAAAAGTTGATGTTGACGATCACGAAGAAATGATTAAGTCGTGTTTGTTGAATATTGCTTATTGTTATTTGATGAGTGATTCAAAAATCGTTAAGCGACAATCTGCAAAACTCATCTTAAAACTAAAATCTCACTTGTTAGAACAAGTTCTGAAAATGAAATTGTTTCCACTTGATGAGGTGAGGGGGTGGTCAGAGTGGCAAAGTACACAGAGTGGCTAACTAGAGAGGGTTTGTTACAAATAGAAGGGTGGGCAAAAGATGGCTTAATTGACGAACAGATAGCAAAAAACATAGGCGTTGCTTACTCGACTTTTAAAGACTGGAAAAAAAAATTTCCGGACTTATCGGACGTCCTAAAACGAAGTAAAGAAGTAGTTGATCGTGAAGTAGAAAATGCTTTGTTTGAATCGGCTAAAGGTTTTGTTTATGAAGAAGAAGCAGTTACAAATACTGGTGAAGTGGTAACTGTAAAAAAATATAGCAAGCCGAACGTAACAGCTCAAATCTTTTGGCTCAAAAACCGAAAACGCAACGAATGGCGAGATAAACAAGAAATCGAACAAACAACCCGCACAATCGACATAAAGGTTGGTGATTGGGATGATAACGAAGAATAAACCTAAAATCAATATCATTATTGATTATCCAAGCCGTGTTTTTAACAAACATATCTATGATAAGCTATACGACTATTCAACCTTTACAGAGGTACACTATGGCGGTGCATCAAGTGGTAAAAGTCACGGAGTGATACAAAAGGTTGTTTTTAAATCTTGCCAAGACTGGAAGCATCCACGCAAGGTTCTTTTCTTGCGTAAGGTAGGCGCAACGGTTTATGACTCAATCTTTGAAGATGTGAAGCAGTGTTTGGATAAATGGCAGTTATTAGATAAGTGTAAGATAAATAATTCAGCGTATCGCATAGAGTTACCAAACGGCGCACAGTTCATTTTCAAAGGGTTAGACAATCCGGAAAAAATCAAGTCAATCAAAGGCGTGTCAGATGTCGTCATGGAAGAAGCATCAGAATTTACGCTAGATGATTACACACAGTTGACTTTACGTTTGCGGGACAAGAAGCACTTGAATAAACAAATATTCTTGATGTTTAACCCCGTTTCAAAAGTAAACTGGACTTATAACGCATTCTTTGTGAAGAAACCAAAGAATACAGTTGTTTATCACACGTCATATAAAGATAATCGCTTTTTAGATCAAGTAACTATCGAGAATATCGAAGAACTAGCAAATAGAAATGAAGCATATTACAAAATCTATGCTTTGGGCGAGTTTGCGACACTTGACAAGTTGATTTTTCCTAAGTATGAAAAGCGGTTGCTCAACAAGGACGAATTGGCGCATTTGCCGGCTTATTTTGGCCTTGATTATGGTTTTATCAATGACCCGTCAGCCTTGCTTCATGTAAGGATAGACGATGAAAACAAGCGTTTATATGTCGTTGAGGAATTTGTAAGAAAAGGCTTGACGAATGA